CCTGAGGCTTTAGCAGGGGCTACATCAAAGGCTATCTTAGACCACCTCTGGCCTTCTTTAGCTACTAGGTGCTGACATATAGGTAGTTCCATAATAATACGCTGAGTAAACGTAGAGAAGTCATCAGCACGTGCCTTAGATGCAGAGACAACCATAAACTTTAGCTGAGGGTCTAGCAGTAGCTGGTGTACCACGTAAGCAGCAGTAATGTAGGATTTACCTACACCACGAAAAGCCTCAATGATACAACGCTTAGGACTGTTCTGTAAGTATTGTGCTATGTCATACTGGATAGGCGTAGGCTCAGGTAGTCCTAGATGTTGCCATACTAGGTATGTAAAGTTTCTAAAGTCTTTAAGTTGTTCTGGAACATCAGTCATCATGTACTACTTTGATAGTATGTGGATCAGGTGATGTAGTCTTAGCCCACACAGTATTAATAGGAGCTACCCTAAATTCATACTGGTTTGAACTATTAGAAAAATCTACTGCAGTACTAGTAAGACCTAGTTCTAGTGTAGAAGAAATGTGTAAAAAAGCATTAGCTCCTGAAGCTATAGCCCTAACTTCAATATCAGATTTTTCTGGAATATAAATAGGTGTACTGTACACACGACTGATAGAACCATTATCTATAGTAAAACTTTCTTGAGTTCTAAACACACCATTTGGTCTACGTACTATAATACGTATCTGTCCAAACTTATTGTTTTGCTCTGTACTAATTGTGTGGTCTGTTTGTAACAATCGTGCTGTATAACCAGCAGGTATTGTGTAAAAAGCTTGTAGTGTTTGATTATTAGCATTAACGTAACTATATACGTTAGCACCATTACCAATAATTACATTGCCTGTAGTATCTTGACTACCTGCTACATAACCACGAAAAACTCTAATAAAGGTTGTCGTAGTTGTTGCAGTTCCTGCACCAGCTAGTGTAAGAACTTCTGTAACTTCATTATAGTTTTCATCTAAACCGTTAACAGCTATTTCACATCCATTATCAGTAGCTCCTGCAGAACTTGTAGCTGTCATAACTACAGCAGTTGTAGGATAAGTATAAATACCACCATATTCCCACACTGTTTGTTCAACATTCTGTACTGAGTCATGTACACCAAATTTAAAAACACCAATATTAGATAAAGAAGAACTGCTAGTAGTAGTCAGTCCACCTAAGATTTGATAACTTGATGTAGGTTCTACGGTATCTTGTCCAAAACCTATACGTATAGGATAAGTTGAGGCATTGTTAAGTATAGACATGTAAGTACGATCAACATTAGTGCTAACTAATTTAGTCCATGTACTATTGTTTAATGTTGCTTCTGTAGTAAGTAATGTTGCATTTGGGCCTTCCCTCATTGCATCTTCTCCCCCACATCAAAAGGCAAGTCCTGCAGCAAGTTAGCCATAGGACTGTCTGCCATGATGACATCTAAAGACGCTCCGTTGTCTTTCAGAAACTTAACAGCGACTGATAGTTCACTAGCTGTAGCTTCCCCACTACGTACTCTAAGTAGTAGCTCTTGGGTGACAGCCTCATGCAAGCTGTCTATCAGTTGTTTTTCTGTCATTACTTTTTCTTCTTATACTTGTCTGTTTTCTTAGGAAAGCCAGCCTTCATATTAGCGTAAGACTTAGCACTAATAGTAGATTTACTTTTAGGTCTGCTAGTGCCAGCTTTTTTACGTTTGTTTATGTTTTCATATAGGCTCATGTTTTACTCTTCCTTCATCTTTGCTACTTTATGTACAAGTTCATTAATAGCTTTAGCATCCTCAGGACGCTGTTTCATTCTACCTACAAGGTAAGTAATAAGCATAGGGATACCAAATACAGCTATGCTAATAGCAATAACTAACTCAAAAGCATTAGCTAGTATTTGATCCAAAGCTAACAATAAGGCTTGCCAAGGATTTTGCACTTCGGCTATCTGTTCTACGCTAAGACTTTTATCTTCCTCAATCAGACTTGCTCCCACAAGCGCACCTGCTCCTGTTGCTCCAGCAATGATCGCAGGATTCGCAGTTACAACACTTGCAACAGCCGCTCCACCAGAGGCTCCACTTGCCGTAAACATATCTGACATACTTATGTTTTCGCAACCAGATAAGCCAAGTGTAAATAAGAATATGAAAGTGCATTTTAGTTTACTCCAAGGTTTCATAATTTTTGTCCCTTTAATGGGACACACTTAAACTGTTTAGGTTGTAAATCATTATTAGGCATTAACATAATGTCGTTACCCATCTCATAAGCTCTTGACTTACATTGCTCGTATGTTTCATAAGGACCACGTGCGTCCCTAAATTCCCAGCAATCTACTGGAACAGACAAGCTGCAAGCTAGTACAAATGTTTTAAACATAATTAGCCGCCTTTGCTATAGAAACCATAGCTGTTATAAAAAGACCTATAGCTACTGCTAGTATAGCAACAGTAATACCAATAGTCTTCATTGTTTCCTCAAACTCCTGAGCTTTTTGTATAGCCTCACGTCTAGCTTTAGCTTGAGCTTCACGTTGTTCCTGTAATCTTTTAGCACGTTCTGCTATAATACCTTTCCAAGTACCATGACCAAACCGTAGGTCAATCATATTAGCTACTTCCTGCAACTTTTCTGCTGCAAGTTTAGCATCTATAACTTCCTTAGCTACAGTATCTACCCCAAATTGATCCCCAAGTCCACCGCCAGACTTTTTGCTTCTGGCTTGTTGTATTTGCTTTTCGCCTGTGAACAGGTCATCAATCTGGCTTGCTATCTGTCCTATATCTTGAACAGTGTTAATGTGTGTCTTGATAAAATCTACACTCTGTTTAACAAGTGCAATCCCAGCGAGGGCAGTACTGATTGGTTCCATATTAGTATTCCTTACAGTTTCATTAATAGAGAGGCTGCAAGACCAACTACAATAACCGTTGACCCCATTATCATTGCTTCAAGTCTCCACAATCGTTTGTCGAGATTTGAAAGTTTATCTTCTACAGACGCATAGCGTACTGCACATTCCTTTTCGTGTGCTTCTAGTTCTATAGCAACACGTAGTTCTGGTGTGACTGACTGCTCTAGTTTCATGGTGCGTATGGGCTTTCGCCAAGTACGCTTGTGTCCCAACTTGCTTTTAGGGCAGCTATGTCAGAGGCATTTTCAATTGCAGCGGCTGCTGGTGCATCACGAAGAGCGTCCTTAGCAGCAGCGATAGCTGTTGTGTCTGCGCCTGTTTCTAATGCTCTCATCAATTCAATGTCTTTTTCTTCAAGCAAAGGTTTACGAACCTCACGAATTTTATCCTTGAAGATTGCTTTGGCTGCTGTCACGTCCTCTGAAATAACAGAGCCTGACAATGACCACGCACCACGAAAGTGACGGTCAGAAGGTACGGTTGCTGTAGAAACATCAATCTGATTACCGTCCTTATCTACGATGTATGTTGTTACTGTCATTAGGGCTTTCCTTAATTTTCCAAGCGTTGCGCCATTCTCTCGTTTCCGGCAGTTGTTGTTTAGTGCAGATGACCATCTTGGGTTTGTTGCCTTCGTTCCAAGTCTGCCATACAGACTGCGGAACATCTTTCATAATCAGGTACTCAATTGCTTCTTCTTCTGTCATAGCCTCGACAGGTTCAGTGTTGTGCAGCAAGTAACCTCTGGTGTGCTTCTTAAAGTCAGGCTGCGCTTCATCTTTTGCTAACTCATGATATACCCACACTGGCGGCAGGATACCACCCTGTAGGGCTGCTGCCATCCAGTTTGGGTCTGCAATGAGAATCTTGGCGCACTCATCAACGCTGTCTTCGTAGACTACACGGTAGTCTGTTTGCACACCGTCAAGGTTTTCTTTAGCCCAGCATAGTCTGTCGATTAGCTTAGTGCCTTGAAACTCAGGTGTCTGCATTATGCTAAGTCACCAAAAATCACAGCGTTCATACTTTGACAGTCATCTTGAACGCCGGTGTTATGGTCAACGCTATAAAGGCGTTGTGCAGATGATGTTCTAGAGCCAATCAACGAGTTATGGTCTCTGTCATTGGACTGAGTAGGGTAGTCACTTAATTCATTACCCGCCTCTGCAATGACCGGATATGTTGTTGTATTCATGGAGTTTGTAATGTTGTTTTGATACCGACCCTCACCCAAATCTGTGAGCCCACTTCCGTTAAAACTTTCGCCATAAGATATTGTGGCTGCTGTTCCATCGAACTGACACCAAGCCTTTGCCGACCCAGAACCAGAGGCCGTTATCCCAGTCAATCCAGAGCCATCTCCTGTTACGGCTGTTGCAGCAAGAGTTCCTGTAACCGTTACGCCTGTTGCCGAAGTTGCCAGCTTTGGTGAACCGCTTGTGCCGTGATACAGATTAACTGGACCTGCTTGGTCTGCAAATATCCTGTTATCACCTGAAGTGTTTTGTACAAGAAGACTTGCAGCGGTCACTTTCAGATGACCTGTGCCTGTGTCGCTAATGTAGCTGTTGCTGCCGTCGTGATAAATTTGTAAGTCGTTGCCAGCACCAAAGATAGCCTTGTCATTATCGGCAAAATCAATGTCGTTTCCATTTGACTGCAAATCGCCACCCAATTGTGGAGTGGTGTCTTCGACTACATTACTAATCCCAGCCGCCGGAAGGTTTGTTAATCCACTTCCATCACCAGTCACCGCTGTTGCAGCAATAGTGCCTGTAACTGTTACGCCTGTAGCGGTGGTGGCGAATTTAACTGCATTATTATGATAAAGTTGCGCTGCACCGCCGTCAGTAAAGTCTGCATATGTTGCGTTTTGTGTACCGTTACGGAAATTTAGCTGTGTAGCGTCAATGTGAAGATTACCAGTGCCACCATCCTTGATATAACTGTCCGACCCATCATGGTAAATTTGCAAGTCTGCGCCATTGCCAAATCTTGCTTTTATGTTATCGCTAAAAGACAGGTTTCCAGATGTTTTGGTATCTGCTGTGTCGGAGCGAAGAAACTGCGAACTGTCCAGCCCGTCTAAGGTATCGGCGTTTCCACCTGATGGTAAATTAGTTAGTCCACTTCCATCTCCTGTGACTGCCGTTGCTGCTAGTGTTCCAGTTACTGTTACGCCAGTGGATGTTGTAGCAAGTTTATCGTTGTTATTATGGTACAATGTCACAGCACCATCGGCTAATCCTCTGAGCATATTTTCGCCAGTGTACTTGCCTAGACGTACATCACTACTCCTTATATACAGAATACCTGTACCAGCATCGTCTATGTAACTGTTTGAACCATTGTGGTATATCTGTAAATCGCCACCTGTTGCACTGCCAAATGTTGCTTTGTCATTATCAGCAAAGACAATATCGTTGCCATTGGACTGCAAGTCGCCACCCAATTCCGGAGTAGTGTCTTCCACTACGTTATCTATAGCGGTTAAATCCGCTATTTGTTCTACCTTAATTTTTTGCGACATATCTATTCCTCGCTATCCACTATTGCATCCCACCTCAAACTATCTTCGTTCCACACATAAAGTTCACCATCGTTGGGATGTGCTACTGGCGGTTCCCATATCCAGTCTGTACTATTTAGTGTCCAAGAATTGTAGGGTTGTGGTGGATAAAAAACGTCTGCTCTTGCGTCATAATTATAACCAATGCCAGCATAGTTTTGTCTCAAAGGAGTACCGCCTAAAACATGAACACCGTTACGTGTGTTGTAAGAGGTTTGAATCCAACTTCCAGCAGTATCATCAACAAACGTGTCAAAGAAATCAGGTTCAGCGACTATTACGTTTATGACTTTGCCGTTTAATACTTTAGCAAAATGTCCCATTACCTACTCCTATACTGCATATCTAATTATAACTACGCCAGAACCACCTGCAGCAGCACCTGACACGTTAGTGGATGAGCCTCCACCACCGCCACCAGTGTTTACTGTTCCGGCTGAGATACCTGCGTTATTATTTCCGCTGCCGCCTCCAGTACCGCCGCCGCCAGAGCCACCTGACGAATTAGCTGTTCCTGAATAGGTGCCGCCACCGCCGCCACCGCCACGGTACACAGTAGTTCCAGAAATAGCTGAAGCAACTCCATCTCCACCAACACCGCCTTGTGAGTTAGTAGAACCAGTACCAGTGGAATCTGCACCTTGTTGGCCAGCACCACCGCCGCCACCGCCGCCATGTGTCAAATTAGCTGGAGTGCTACCCCCATCAAAACCTTGACCAGATGTTCCAGAGCCGCCTGCGCCTGTAGCACTGCCACTTGAACTGCCGCCGCCACCTGACCCACCTGATCCACCAATTCTATTTGTACCCCAGCTACCGCCGCCACCGCCGCCAAGCGAGGTTATACCATTGAATACTGAGTTACTACCGGCAGTTCCTCGTGGATTATTTGCACTATTGCCACCAGTCGCACCAGCACCACCAGCACCTACTGTGACAGTGAAACTACCAGCCGCTACGGTCATAGATGCTTCTGCGGTTAAACCACCGCCAGAGTTTTCGCCAGAGACATTACTTCTATATCCACCAGCACCTCCACCAGCACCATGTTGAGCGCCGCCTCCGCCGCCTCCAGCGACTACAAGATATTCAACTGTTCCACCTGCAGTGACTGTAAATGTACCACTGGTTGTAAATGTATGGATTTTATATCCACCACTTTCTACAACAGTATTACCACCAGTAGCAGCTACCGTAGCCGAAGAGCCACCGCCAGAGCTTGATGTGCCATCACCTACCAGCCGTGAAGATATGTTTGCTCCAGTAAAAGGTGCAGTCGTAAATGTCAAGGTTGTACCAGAGACTGTGTAGTCAGTCGTTGGCCTTTGCATCAAGCCGTTGATCGTTACCAAAAGATTATCAGCGCTATTTGGATCAGTAGTTATTGTAAACGCTGTTGTAGTATTATCTCCAGTGAAGTTGTCTAATGTAATAGCACCGCCGCCAGAGCCACCGGATTGAGCAACCCAATCATAGTCTGTGCCGTTCCAGCTTAAAACCTCATTTGTTGCTGCGGTTGATTTGTTTAAATGGGCGTCAACATTACTGTCACTGTAAGAAGTTGCACTAGCACCCCAACTTAAATTACCTGACCCATCTGTTTGCAAAAATTCATTTGCAGAACCGTCAGTGTCTGGAAGTGTCAGCGTGTAGCTTGCAGCAGCCGAATGTGGTGGCCCTTTAATGGTGATGCCGTGGCTGTTCTGCTCACAGTTAAGAACAAACTGACCAGCGCCTTTTGTGGCGTTACCTTTAAATACAACCTTGCCGCTGCCATTAGGATCAAGGTCAATGTCACCGTTTGATGTGCTAACAATATCCTGATTATTAACATCCAAATTACCGCCAAGTTGCGGAGTCGTGTCTTCTACTACGTTTGATATACCGCCACCAGCGCCGCCGGATTGAGCAACCCAATCATAGTCAGTGCCTGTCCAACTAAGAACCTCATTCGTTGATGCAGTTGATGTGTTGAGGTGAGCGTCTACCAAAGGCTCTACGTTAGCTGCATCTGTAACGTCTGCTGACGCTTCAATGCCAGTGAGCTTAGTCTTTTCAGCATCTGTAAAGGCGTTAGTATTAAGTTCAGCCTCATAAGCGGTCTTAATTTCTGCGCCAGTTTGGTCAGCAGTAGCACCAGATTCGATGCCAGTGAGCTTAGTCTTTTCAGTATCTGTAAAGGCGTTAGTATTAAGTTCAGCCTCATAAGCGGTCTTAATCTCTGCTCCAGTTTGGTCTGCTGTAGCATTAGCTTCGATACCTGTCAGCTTGCTATCTTTCGCTGTAGTAAATGACGCTGTTGTACCATCTAAAACAGAAGAATGTGCTTGAACATCAGAGCCAATAGCAAC